ATCATTAATCGTATTGACATACATTTTATACAAATTTTTAACGCCATAAAACAATGAGAAAGCGAGATAGTATTGAGTTTTTGTGGGATGAATTAAAATCATTTCTACCAGCGAACTACACGGTTAATGAGTCCGTAAAGATTATATCTATTTTGAAACAAGCCAAAGCAATGCACAAGGAGGAACACGGTCAAACTTGGGACAAATCTATGGAGAACTTTGAAGCGAGAGGAAGAAACGAAATGAGGTCTTGGGTTGACTTTGACGAATACTACGAACAAACCTATGAAAGCAATACTTGAGTTCAATCTACCTGAAGAGCAAGAACAATTTGAAGACGCTATCAATGGTTCAAAGTGGTCATACGCTATGTGGATACTCGACCAATTCTTGAGAGCGAAAACAAAATATGCTAGTGATGACGCTCACGAAGAAGCAGTCAACGCATTTCTAGAAGCAAGAGAAGAATTGCGTCGCATACTAAACGAAGACAATCTTGAAATGAGATGAACGCTTTTAATGGAACAATGACAGACGAGCAATGCTTCAATCACGAGTTGAGCATAGGTGTTGACTTAGACAATGACACATATGTAAATTTGTTTAAGCAAACAGCAAAAGAAATTCTAGAAATCACACAAGCAAAGACGTTTCTAGATTGTGGTGGTGGAGTAGGTGCGTACACAAAGTCAATGCTAGAGCAAGGTCTTGATTGTACATACGTAGACTTGTCAAAGATTCACGGTGAGTATGTCAGTAAGCGACTAGTCAAGAGTGACAATCAAACTCTTCACATATACATCAAAGACTTTACTACACAGAAGTTCAAGACGTTTGACCTAGTAGCATCGATTGAAGTAATGGAACACATTGAAGATGATAAGTTGAAGCCATTCTTGAAAAATATCAAATGTAAATACTTTCACTTCTCGAGTACACCAAACAAGACAGACTTTGACAACGCTTGGGGTCATATCAATATCAAAAGCGAAGAAGAGTGGATTGCGCTATTCAATGAATGTGGGTTTACATTAGACAGAAAAATAAGTTTGCCGACATCTTGGTCATTACTATTCAAGAAATGAAAAAACACACGATGACATACTTGAATCATTTTGGCTACGACATAAGCGACTTCATACCTTGCGAAGTATGCGAGAGAACTGCTGTCGACATTCACCACATCGAAGCACGTGGAATGGGCGGGTCAAACACAAAAGATGTCATCACAAATCTTCAAGCGTTGTGTCGAGAATGCCACACGAAATTTGGAGACCAAAAACAATACAAAGACTTTCTCAAAGAGAAGCATCGAATCGCTTTGAGCAAGTGTCAAAAATCGTGAGTAAAACGTGTAAACTATGCCAAATCCACAGAACCTAAAACCATTCAAACCGGGCAACAATGCAAACCCGAACGGACGACCAAAGAAACTAGTCACGCAACTCAAAGGGCTAGGCTATACAAAAGACGACATCAATCAAACTTTGATGAATATGGTCGCTATGTCTCGTGAAGAACTCACAGAGATAGACAAAGGGAACGACTATACTATTTTAGAGCGCATCGTCGCAGGTGCGTTGCTTAAATCACACGACAAGAACTCTCTCTTCTCACTAGAGACGTTGCTCACTAGAGTACACGGCAAACCAAAAGAAGAAGTAGAGACAACAATCAAAACAGAAGAACCTATCAAAATAACACTTAAACTAGACTAAATGACAACTTACATCGGCAACGGATGGGAGAACGAGTACGGAATCAATCTCTCAATCAACATCAAGAAACTAAACGACGCTATCTCTAGCGGTGAACTTATCGTCAATCAATACGGTGACGTTCGAATCAACTGCAAAAAGATGAAAGCGCCTCACGAGAAATCAAGAGCGACTCACGCTGTAAGTGTTCCACAACCCAAGAAGACTGAAGACGTACCATTCTAATGAAAAAGACTTGGAGAGGTTCTGACGTGTTACCACCACACGACGAAGACTTGAAACTTGTAATCAACCAAAGCGACGAAGTGACTCTTGCGCGTTATATGGATGATATGTGGATTGATGAATACACAAATCGCTTGATACACGTACGCTATTGGATGCCTATACCTATCGCCCCAAACGAATGAGAATACTTGCACTAGCAGACGGAATGAATGGCGTCGTCTATCACAGGATATACACGCCTTTGATGCGTCTACAACTCGACGACTACGCTACAATAGATATTGCTCAAGATAGCGATACAATGATGAACCTTGTCGACTTTAAGAACTACGACCTTGTAGTCTTTAATCGTTGGTTAGGAAAGCATCACTACGACATCTTGAAGAAGATTGCTCAAGCGAAGACTCCGTATGTTGTTGACGTTGACGACTACTGGGTGTTGCCTAAATTCAATCCTGCTTATTGGGCGTATCGTCACGGAATCAAGAACGCAATCAAAGACGCTCTTCACTACGCAGATGGTGTGACCTGCACAACACCACAACTACTCGACCAAGTCAAGCAGTACAACAAGAACGCAATCGTTCTACCTAATTGCTTAGACTACGAACACGAACAATGGAAACACTCACGACTAGCGAATGACAAATTCAAAGTCGGTTGGGTTGGTGGTATCACTCACCACGAAGATTTGAAACTCATCGTCGACGACATCACTCGTCTAGGTGAAGAAGGTCTTATTGACTTCTATTTGTGTGGGTATACTCCAAGCGATATCTGGGATTCAATCTGCGCAATGTTCAAAGGTGATTGGTTTCACGTCGTACGTGGCACTAGCGCAAACGCATACGGTGAAGTCTACAAACACTTCGACTTAGCAATCGCACCACTTCAGTCGACAAAGTTCAATTCGTGCAAGAGCGAGTTGAAGATTCTCGAAGCGAGTGCTTATGACTTGCCTATCGTCGTGAGTGCTTGTGAGCCATACTTGAACCACATCGAGAATGGTGGTGTCGTCTTCGCAAAGAATGACGAGTGGTACGACTCAATAAAACAAGCGTTACTAAATACTTCGCACTTAGGTTCTTCAAACGCTAAGTATTGCAAGAAGTTTCACGATATCAAGTTGTGGAACATCGAACGAATCAAGTTCTACGAAAGCATATGCAAATAGAGTACATTCGCCCTAGATTGACTTCTTATCAAAAGAACATACTCGACTCACAAGCGAGGTATACAATCACGGCGGCGAGTACTAAAACAGGCAAAACCGCATCACACATCATTTGGCTCTTCGAACAAGCACTCAAGTTGCGAGATGGTCAAAGTGTGTGGTGGGTTGCACCTGTATACCAACAAGCAGAAATCGCGTATCGTCGTATGAAGACGCAAGTGACAGACAAGAACTTCTTTATCACGAATGAGTCGAAGTTGTTGCTCACTCTTCCAACAGGTGCGAGAATAGAGTTCAAGAGCGCAGAGAAGCCAGACAACCTATATGGTGACGACGTGTACGCTTGTGTCTTTGACGAAGCATCACGAGCGAGAGAAGAGTCTTGGTTCGCTCTTCGTTCTACTCTCACGGCTACGCAAGGCAAATGCAAACTTATCGGTAACGTCAAGGGGAAAAAGAATTGGTTCTACAAACTAGGTGAACGCGCAAAGCAAGGAGAGAAAGACTACGAGTACTTCAAGATTACGGCATACGACGCAGTCAACGAAGGCATACTTCAACTCGATGAAGTAGAACAAGCAAAGCGAGACTTACCAAAGCACGTATTCGATGAGTTGTATCTAGCAGAACCCGCTGACGATAAATCAAACCCTTTTGGTATCGACTCGATTCGCGCTTGTTATCAACCTACTACAAACTCTCAAGTCGTAGCGTATGGGATTGACTTAGCAAAGTACACCGACTATACGGTGATAATTGGTATAGATGCGAATAATTGCGTATCTTATTGCGAACGCTTTCAAAGCGATTGGGGGCAAACTCAACAACGCATCATTCAACTCGTACAGAACACACCTGCTTTCATCGACTCTACTGGTGTGGGTGACCCTGTCGTAGAACAAATACAACGCGCTTGTTCTCGTGCGCAAGGTTTCAAGTTTACATCTCAATCGAAACAACAACTCATCGAAGGTCTAGTTCTTGCAGTACAACGCAATGAGATACGCTTTCCAGAAGACCCTATCGGATATGAGATGGAGTCTTTCGAATATGAGTACACTCGCACAGGTGTAAGATATAGCGCACCTAGCGGATTGCACGACGATTGCGTTTGCTCACTTGCTCTCGCTTTAGATTGTAAGTCAAAAAATAGACCGGGATTATTTTACTTTGCATAAATGAATTGGAAAAACATAACAATCGAACAACTACAAGAACTCGCTTCTATCAATCACTTTGAAGGAGTCGAGCGTCGTATACATCAAATCGCTATCGTCATTCGCTTAGACATAGACGAAGTCGAAGAGATGTCACTCAAGAAGATTCTCGAAGAAGTAGAGAAGTTAAATTTCTTGAATGAGTTACCACAAGACAAGCCGATGTTCGCTTTCAAGCATATGAAGAAACGCTATCGTCTTATCACAAACGCTCAAGAGATGCAAGGTCATCACTTCATCGCTTTACAACAAATCAAAGCAGACGATATCATTGAGAACCTACACAAGATTCTGGCGATGCTCTCGTACGAAGTAGACATCTTTGGCTATCGTGTAAAAATCCCAAAAGGTCAAGTAGCGACCAACTTTGAGGAACGATGCGAGTCGTTCAAGACTTTGAGTTGTTCGTTCGCTTATTCATACGCATCTTTTTTCTTGGCACTCTATCCGCAGTTGTTGACCGCTACCCTCGATTATTTGAAGCAGGAGATGAGCAACTTGACAAAGTAGAGGTAAGTCCTTTTTCGTGGCTTGAACTTGTTGACAAGATGGCGAATCGTGACAGAACAAAATGGGATTTCTTTCTTGAGATGCCATTGATTGAGTTCTTCAACGCCATCGCATACTACAAAGCACAAACGCAAGAGCGCAACAAACGACTAGAGCAAAGCGCAAACAAGGGATTTCAACCTTATGTCATCGCAGTTCTTAACGAGATGTTGTGATAATCATTTTGAGACGAGAGTGTTGCGATGCTATTTTAATACGTGGCACTCTCAATCACACAACAACCAAACGCGAACGCACCTGCTTACAATGATACGAACTTCGTCATCACAGAGTCAAGCGGTGCAATCTACACGAAAGACAATTTCAAGTTCATTTGTGAAGTAAAGCAGAACACTACGACTCTTGCTAAACTCAAAGCACCTATCTACTACGGCTCAACAAACAAAGGTGTCTTCAATATCTCTCGCATTTTAGAGAACTATGTCACCTATGACTTCAACATCAACGATACTCTCGCTAGTGGTTGCACAAATAGTGCAATGTCGTACAAAGTAGAGTTCGGCTACGAGTATAGTGCAAGTGCAACAGGTAGCGTCGTAGAGTACACAAACTTGACGAGTGCAACTGGCAACGTATGGAACGCATCACTCAACGCGATTGACTTAGTGAACTACAATGGTCAATACACAATGGATGGTGACGGAAAATTCTTGACACCCATTCGCTCGAAGATTATACAACGCACACAAAAAGACTTCTTGTACGCAATTAGAAACACCGCTACAAGCGCAGTCGTGACGTATAGCGACGCAAGTACGCAAACCTTGAGTCTACCTACTTCTACGATTGTACGCATTCCTAGCGGTTCTCAGTTGACAATCCCAAGCGGTGCGACATACTACGACATTGTACTCAAAAACGGAGGTACAACACTCAGCGAGACGTATCGTGTGACGTTAGTAGATGAGTGTTCAAAGTACGAGACAACTGACTTGTTTTTCTTGAACTCTCTAGGTGGCTTTGATTCTTTCCGATTCAACAAGGTGCGACGAGACACATACGACACTCAACGCAAGACGTACAAAGCAAATCCTTACACACTAGGTGCTACATACGCGTATCAAACTTCATCTTTTAAGTCAAGAAATTACGACACAATTTCAACTCATAGGGTTAAATTGTTCTCGAACTGGATAACAGAAGCACAAAGCGAATGGTTGAAAGATTTGATTGATTCGCCTATTGTGTTTGCATACGATGGCACTACACTTGTAGCAGTCAACATTGAGACATCAAACTACGAAGTGAAGAAGCACGTACAAGATAAAGTCTTCAATCTAGAAATAGACGTTGTATATTCGTTCGATAGCAAGAGACAAAGACAATGATAGAGATTTACGTAAGCGGTGGCACAATCACGAACAGAAGACTTGACACTTTCGGGGATGTAAACACACTCATAACACGCTCAATCGCAGACATACGAGAGCCACAATCTCGCTCTAGTGAGTGGTCGAAGACATTTACTTTGCCAGGTACAAAGGCGAACAACATAATCTTCTCGCAACTCTTTGAAGTTGAGCAGGTGATTTCTTCGAGTGTTCAGTTCACGCCCGATTTCAACCCAAATCTAAAAGCAGATGTCATACTATTTAGCGATGGCATTGAGCAGTTGAGAGGGTTCTTGCGTTTGCTATCCATCAAAGTAGACGACTCTACGCATATCACCTACGAAGTAACGCTTCACGGACAAACTGCGGATTTGTTTACTACACTAAGTGAGCGCAAACTCAATGCTCTAGACTTTAGCGAGTACAATCACACTCTATCTAGTGGCAACGTCATTGATTCGTGGGCAACACAAATCTACAAAAACGGCTCGACTCAAGCGTTTGCGTATGGTGAGGGCTATATGTATGCAATGATTGACAAGGGTCACCCTCGCAATATCTCTCTATGGGAGACAAACGAGTTTACACCTTGCTTGTATGCAAAGACTATCGTCGACAAGATGTTTGCCAATGCGTCGTACACTTACACAAATGACTCTTTTTTTAATAGCGATAGATTCAAACACTTAGTCATTCCACCACCATCGTCTTTGACCGTCGATGCTACTGCTCTCGAAGCACGTCGATTCAGAGCATCTCGCATCACAAGTGCGCAGTCGCTAGACTTGTCGTCTACTATTATTTTTCAGAATGACTCAACTAGTGGGAACTATGACAACGGAAACAACTACAATACAACGACAGGACAATACGTCGTTCCTGTTGGGGGAAACTACGTCTTTGATGTTTCTCTAGATGTCAACTACGCATCGACTGGCTACACTCCTATTTTTCAAGAGGACATCTGGCTTGTATTTGGGTTGTACGTAAACGGAATCAAAAAGACTACGTCAACCGTGACGGTAGACTTTGGCTCACCTGCTTTCAACATAGACTTGTACTTTGCACCTAGTTCGTTGCTCAATGGTGATGTAGTAGAAATCAAACTTGTTCAAGTATGGGATGAAGCAAATCAATACAATCTCACAAATAGTCAATTCCAAGTAGACATTGGAATAGGTTCTAACATCGAGAACAATTTGACGGCTTACACTTATGGCTATGGCGAGACCGTCGACTTCTCAGTCTTTTTGAATAGCGAAGTAAAACAAAGCGAGTTGTTGCTCTCGTTTGTCAAGATGTTCAATTTGTATATTGAAGCGGATAGAGACAACCCTAAAGAGTTGAGAATCGTACCTCGTGACGAGTTCTACAATGGCGCACAAGTAGATTGGACACAAAAACTAGATTACTCTCAAAGCGTCGAGATTGTACCTATGGGAGAACTAGAAGCAAACCCATACAAGTTTCAATACAAAGAGGGCAAAGACGACGCAAACGTCTTGTATCAAGAGTCTTATCAAACGACGTACGGCTCTCGTACATATCAAGTCGAGAATCAATTTGTAAAAGAAGAGAAGAAGATTGAGGTCGTTTTCTCGCCTACTCAAATACGCTCTTACAACAATCAAAAGAACTTCGTCTTGTCGTATGTACCAAACGCTCAAGATGGTGACTTACGTGTGATGTATTATAGCGGTTTAGTGAGTGGTGTTAATTGGATGCTCTACGCTCAATACGCAGGTGTAGGACTCAATCGCTCAAATCGTTTCTCTATCCCAATCACTACGCATCTTGACTCTATTTCGAACCCTACTTTTGACATCAATTTCGGGATGCCTCGTGAGATTGGTCTAGGTGCAGGATATAAGTACACAAACGCGAATCTTGTCAATACATACTACTATCGTTTCTTGACTGAAATCACGTCGAAGAACTCGAAGATTTTTAGAGGGTATTTTCGTATCACGACGAAAGACTATTTGAACTTGTCTTTCGCAGACGCTTACTTCTTTGAAGGTCAGTATTGGCGTTTGAACAAGATAGAAGACTATGACCCGAATGGTGACTCAGTATACTTGTGTGAGTTCTTATTGGCGCAATTTGTGCAACCTGCTATAATTGCACAAAAGACAATCGGTGCAGGTACAGGACAAGGACAACAAGGTGAGACTTATGGCGATATCTACCCAGGTGGAAACATTCCAATCAAGACGGGAATCAAGGGAGTCTCAGTAGGTACAACGAACGGAGGTAGTGGCGTATTCGTAGGCGATGGAATCGTACAATCTTCAAACAATGACAACTCAAGTGCGTTCGCGAGTGTCAATACTTCTTTCTTAGAAGGTGCAGACAATTCGATGGCGGTTGTTTGTGATGACTTTGCTATCACTAAACCAAATACCTTGTATGTAGGGAACTACGAGATGTACCCAAACTTCTTGAGTGGTGGTGCAGTTCGTACAGAGACTACAAACTACAACGTTACGAAAGACGATTGGTTGATTCTTTGCGACTCAAGTGGTGCAGGTTTCACCGTTACTCTCCCAGACCCAACAGGTCTAAGCGGTAAACATTGGGTATTCTTGAAACTCTCATCGAATCATCAAATAACAATCGACACGGCAACAACCGCGCTCATCAATGGAAGTACAGACGAATCAATCACAAACCACTACGAGAAGAAGTGGATAGTTTGCGATGGTTCAAATTTTTATGTAATAGGTAACGGATAAAATATGGC